TTAACCATTGATTTGGTTCAAAATAGTATTGGTTCTTCAACATACCAACTTATTAACTCAAAAGAAGTAATAGGTATCAATTTCAGTATTACCTCAAATGAATACTATGAAAGTAAACGATCAGACATTAGGATTGATATAGCACTCAAGATTCAAAGCTTCTTATACGATGGAAGTAAATACGCTGATATTGCAGGTAACATCTACAAAATTGAGCGCACGTATCAAATAGGACAGTTCATTGAACTTTACTTGAGCAAATCTAAGATCAGAAAGAGTGATATCATTGGTTACGCTTGATGAACTAGGTGTTGCCATTTCAAATATGGTAGAAGAATATGCTGAAGATATTATTGGAAAACTTGAAAAGAGGCTAGATGAAACTGCTCAGGAAATTGTGAAGTATATCAGTACTCACGCACCTAGAAGTGGTGGTACGAAACCATTTGCTGATTCATTTGTTGCTGAACCAATAGGAAGTGGAATCAGTAAGACAATAGTTATCTTTTCTAATGAGAAGGGAAAGCTAACACACTTACTTGAATTCGGTTTTACACATCGAAGTGGTAAATATGTAGGACCTAGACCTTTCATGCGTCCAGCCTATGATTTGCTTACACCAAAGATGCTAGAAGATATCAAAACGATTATTGAAAAGGGTGATAGTTAATGCAAGAAAAACTGGAAGCATTATATGATACTTTGAACTCCGTTTTACCTGGAAAGGTATCTTATGGAACCAGAGTAGGTTTAGAAGATGATCCAAACTATATCATCTATCAAGAATTAAGCAATCGATCAATTGTCTATGCTGATGATAGAGTAGTTGCAAAGGTAGCTACATTTCAAGTCAGTTTAATTACTGAAAAGAAGAACTTAGGACTAGAAGAACAACTAGAAACATCCCTTTATTTTATGGGATACGAATTTGAATTATTATCTGAATTTGTCAATGAAGACAGTTCAGTTAACAGAGTATATGAAATCAAACAGGAGGTATTTTAAATGAGTAATAAAGTTACATTTGGTTTAACTAACGTACACTATGCACTTGCTACTCAAGCTGAAGATGGTAGCTGGACTTTTGCTACACCTAAACGTTTAGAAGGCGCACAAGAAATTACAACTGAAGCCATCGGTGGTAGCACACAAGTATATGCAGATGATAAAGTGATTGCCACATTAGTATCCAATTCAGGATCTAACGTCACACTTAAATTTACGGAGATTGATGATGTGTTCAAAAAAGACATCTTTGGTGTTCTAGAAGATACAAATGGTAATCTTGTAGAGGTTGTAAATGGCGAAACAAAAACATTTGCTTTAGGATATGAGATTCAAGGTGATATTAAAGCGAGACGTATTTGGTATTTCTTATGTACGGCTACTCCATCAGGAGATGCGAGTAAATCTAAAGCTGATTCAATTGAAGCAAACTCCATCACACTAAACATTACAGCTAGACCAATCGAATCTGGAGACAATCTTATTCTCAGAGTAATTGCAGGTGTTGGCGATACAAACTATGCATCATTCCTAACTACTGCACCAGCATTACCTACATTTATTTAAGGAGATAATCACATATGGAAAAGACACTTAAACTGGGTGACAAGGATTATCGCCTTCATTCATCACTATATACGATTATTGACTATCGTAATGTATTCTCAACCGAGTTATTTAATGATATCAAGAAGTTAGAAAAAACGAACATTAAAAAAGAAGATGATATATCGACTGTGATTGACACCATTTTCCGAATTATCTATGTTCTTCATAGGCCTTTCAGCAAACAATCCTACAACGACTTCTTAATGTCATTGGACTTCTCTGTATTAAGTAATCAGAGTGAGTTGGAAAATCTGACGAATACGATAGGTGAAATGCTGGGTACGTTTCAAAACGGATCCACACCCAAACCACCCACAAAGAAATGATGATGTAAACATAACAGCGAACATCATATTCAATCTTGCTCATTTAGGAATCTCTATTGAAGATACAAAGAACTTTGATATAAATACCTATTTTGAGATTGTAGAACTTGAAATGAATGTTATTACAGGGAAACAGTCTTCAAAAAGAGCGACACAGAATGATATTGATAAATTCCTGTTATAGGAGGTGAATATTAATGGCAGAAACAGTCAAAGGACTAAATATCAAACTGACCCTTGATGGTAAGGATTTAGAAAACGAATTAAACGGCATCAAGAAAGAACTCAAGGAACAAAACAAAGACTTAAGAGCGATTAATACCAACCTTCGATACGATAGTACTAATCTTGATTTATGGAAACAAAAACAGTCAAAACTAAATGATATCTTAGTCCAAACAAAGAAGAAACTTGAAACTCAAAACCAGGAACTTGATCGTGCGAAAAAAGCTGTCCAAGTCGGTGATATGAGTCAAGAAGAGTTTAATAAGCTCAAACGAAACGTCATATACACCGAAGCTGAAATAGCTAAGATGAATGGACAGTTGGAAAAAACATCAGATAAGATTAAACAACTAAGTAATGCTAATTTCGAGAAGATTGGTAAACTTGGTTCGACATTAACGAAAAGTGTAACGGTACCTATATTGGGTGCCGTTTCTGCTTTAACTGCCTTTTCAGTAAAAGCTGCATATACTGCAGATGAAATTGGAGACACAGCTGAGAAGATCGGATTATCTGCTGAAGCATTTCAAGAGTGGAATCATACTGCGACCATTTTAGGTGTATCAACCGAAAGAATGGAACGAGCATTTGTAAAAGTTAATGGGATTCTTGGAGATATCGCTACAGGTAATGGAGACAAGTATGCTGAAAGTTTGGCATTGATTGGGTTATCACTTGATGATTTAGAAGGAAAAAATACAGATGAAGCATTCAATCTAATCCGTGATGCTTTAAGTGAAGTAGAAAATGAAGCGATTCGACTTGGTGTGGCTAATGACTTGCTGAGTGAGAGAGTAGCAGCTGACATCATTCCAGTATTAACTCAAGAAGCATCTACAATAAATGATTTAAGAAATGAAGCTCAAGAGTTAGGTGTTGTTACAAATGAACAGGCTGCTCAAGCAGGAGAATTCACTGATGCACTTGATCGTACCAAACAAGCGGTATCTAGTTTGGGTATTGATCTAGCAAGTACATTGTTACCAGTTATCCAGGAACTTATCATCAAAGTCAGAGACAATGTAATCCCTACATTAAAAGACTGGATTGACAAATGGAACAACATGGATTCAGGAACCAAGAAAATCATTGCAACTCTTATTGGATTAGTTGCAGCAATAGGGCCAGTACTTTCTGTTGTTGGCAAAGTAGGTCCTCTTTTAAATGCTGGATCGATGGCACTTAAAGCAGTAGGAACATCAGGTATATTTGCTGGAGTAGGAATCAATGCTGCTACTTTAGGTATTGGTGCTCTCATTGCAATATTAGCAGTAGCCTTGTTCCAAAGTGAAGAGTTCAAAGCATTATTAGGAAGACTTATGGAAACATTCATGCAGTTACTTCCACCTATTTTAGCGATTGTTGATAGTTTGATGACGGCTCTTCAACCTATCCTAGATGTGATTATTGATTTAGTTGTTATGTTAGTTGATCTATTAGTTCCAATTCTAGATGTTATCCTTACGCCACTCATCACACAAATTCAAATGTTTGCTGAGATACTAGGATTATTAGCACCACTGATTACCGTTGTAGGTGAAGTGTTGAATGCAATACTAGTTCCAGCGATTAATGTACTCAAGACAGTACTTGAACCAGTACTTAATGTTGTTCAGAAGATTGTTGAATTTATCCAGAAAATATTCGAGTGGATTGGAGATCTACCTTCAAAGATTGGTGATTTTGGTGGTAAAGTAAAAGATACATTTTCAAACGTGACTGAAGGCATCTCGAACATTGCGAATAAAGTAACGGATGGGATTAGTGACTTTGCTTCAAATGCAGCAGATAAAGTCAGTGGATTTTTTGGAGGTATTGGAGATTTCTTTTCTGATACATTTAACTTAAAAGGATCGAGTACAGTTAACAATTCAAACTCTAGTTCATCAACAAGCAATACAAACAATATCACTATAAATACAACATCACCAACCTTTGATGTGGATTCCATCAATAAGGCATTAGGAGGTAGTGTGATATGATCAGACAATTTTATCTAGAAAACGAGTATGGCGATATATATTATTTCAATCATAAGAATCAGACTCTAATTGCTCAAGTGAGTGGTCTTGGTTTTTCTTTGGATATGAAGTATTTAGAATATAGTCGTTTTTATTCTCGATCAGAATATAACATTCCTTTGTCAGAGATTTCTGAAACATTAATCTTTCTAAAGGGATATCAGGGATATAAGTCCTTCGTGGATTTTATTAGTAAAAGCAATAAAGAATATAAACTGCATTATCAAAACGATGCATTCAGCGCGTACTGTTATGTTGATATTGCTAGTTTATCGAAAGCTGAGTTGATCGCAGGTACCATTCAAAGTAACATCGTGTTTAAAAAATTGTCACTTTGGTTAAAAGAAAAATCATATGAAATTATCGCAAATGGATCTTCAAGTGGTAAGGTTTATCCATATTCTTATCCATATTACTATTCAAGTTCATATGAAGGTAAGGTATTTATTAGAAATGAAGGGTTAAATGATGCACCAACTGTCATAGAAATGATAGGAAGTGTTATTGATCCAGAAGTGCTAATCAAGAAGAATGGAGAAGTGGTATCTGTATTACGTTTATATTTAACTGCAGAAGATATAACTATTACCGTCAACTCTATTCCAAGTAAACAAGAAATGGTGATGGATGAATCAGGTGTTGTTACTGACATTTATGGATTGCAGGACTTTGAAGAAGACAACTTTATTTTCCTAGAACATGGAGATTATGAAATTGAATTCAAACCAGGCGTAGCTACAGAATCGATTTGCAGGGTGACAGTCCTAGAAGGCTATTTAGGCATATAGGATATGAAACTACTATTTCTTGATCGTAGCACTTTGCAGTACAAGGACAATGCATACGTCAGTAATCAGTTTGAACTCGTTCTTGATATGGTGCTCATAAAGAGATCAACATTCAAAGTAAACAAGACCAACATTAACTGCACCATTGGTGATATTGTTGTTCTTAAGAATGATGTCTATTCATATATAGGAATCTTAGAAAGCATCGAGCTAAATGATGATTACACAACGAACATAAAGTCTCTCGATTTCAGGGAGATTTTTAATTTAGATATACCTGCTATAAGTTTTACTGGTGACCTTGCTGATTACCTTTATCAAATTATCACTGACTATTTCAAGAACAATTCAGATCAAAAACAGAACCTGCCCTATTTGACTGTAATTAGAGAAACAAGCATATCAGGAAGTCTTAGCTTTGAAACAGATAACATCATCAATATGTCAAAAATATTTGAACTTGTTTCAAAGGGATACGGTATCAGCTTTAGAACCGATGTTACTTATTTAAGAGGTCGCATTACAGGTATCATATTTAGGATTGTTAGTGTGAATCAAGGTATGGTAATCAAGAGTGATTTTTCATCTATCTTGAATGTAGAAACCAATGATTCCACCAGCCAACTTGTGAATAAGGTCGTCTATTATCCAAGAAGTGATAATCAGATCTATCAAACAATCAAGACATTCTATTTGCTTACAACTGGAGAAATCACGGAAGATGGGACATCAGATGATAGATATACAAGTGTTATGGCCAAGAGTTATATTTATACGGATAACGATTATGAAACACTAGAAACTAAAGCAAAAAGTGAAATGGTAACATCCAAACTAGATCACAATATAACATTTACAATTGACATGAAAAACAAGGTGTTTGTTCCATTTGAGAATATCTATCTTGGTGATTATGTCTCTTTTATTCATAAAGAGAAAACATATGAATCAGTGATAACAGGCATCACATTCAAAGATTCATTTAACTATGCAGCGATTACATTAGGAGAGTATCGAGTGAAGCTAACAGAAAAAATACAGCTACTTAGTAAAAATACAAGTAGTGGGCAGGCAAGCAATATTACAATTACCAATACAGACATCGATGGAGGTGAGTTCTGATGGGATTACAAAAAATCACTTTTGAAGGTGGTAATGTCACATCAAAGATCGATTCCGATTTATATCATTTTCTATTTTCAAGTGATGTAGGAATCTTAAAAGGATTAAAAAATGAATGCGGTTATACGTTAGCCAATAATACCATTACATTCAGCGATGGTTACGTTTCGGTTTATGGAAGAATCATCTATGTTGAAAATCAGACAACGATTGGTGTAACACCAGATTCAAGTAAGTATGGATATGTTGTTTTAGGAGTAAATACGTCTGATAACACAGTCATCTTATATTTGAAAGAGCAGACCGGTAGCTATCCATCTTTAATAGTTACTAATCTTCTGACAACTGATGGACTTTATGAACTGGCATTGTGTGCTTATACGAAAACAACGACATCAGTAACACTGACAAGTTATTCTAGAAAGTTGATAACTAACGATAAAACCAGAGTGGATGATTTAGATGATGAAATATTAAGCAAATATCTGCCAAAGCGAAGAACATTAACGCAAGTAACTGCTGGTAAATATCGTTTTTCTGGTACTAGTTCAGTTGAACTTAGAGATTCAATCATCTATGTGACTATCAACAATCATACAGTCGTGACTTTCCCAGGAGAGCAAATGTTTTTGTTTGTTGGATCTAACACATCCGTATCTTATCGATATGCTTCAGGAGATTACTCATTAAGTGTTGTATATGAAGATGGCATCGTCACATTAACAACTGGTAACACAACACACAACATCACAAGTGTGTTTACAAAAAAATAGGAGGAATTTAAATGGCTACAATTCAAATAAAAAGAAGAACCACAGCAGGAACAGGACCACTTACAGGGACAACTGGAACTGTTAAAGCTGGAGAACCACAAGTTGATTTTAATGGTGAACATTTATACATTGCAAAAGCAGATAAAGTGGCGAGTGTTTCTGTACCGCTTGCTGAATCAGATTACTTGAAAATACCTGGTGTAGATAAAGTTGACGATCAGATTGATACAAAGATTACTGCATTAAATTTAGGAACTGCAGCAACAAAGAATACAGGAACTGGCAGTGGAAACATTCCAATTCTTAATTCAAGTGGGAAATTAGCAGATAGTGTTGTACCTAAGATTGCGATGACAAATACATATGTTGTTGCAAGTCAAACAGCGATGCTTACCTTATCAAGCGCACAGGAAGGCGACGTTGCCGTAAGAACCGACTTAAATAAGTCTTTTATCCTAAAGGCATCACCTTATTCAACGCTTGCTAACTGGCAAGAACTTTTAACACCTACCGATGCTGTAACGAGTGTCAATGGGTCTACTGGTGCAGTAACGATTTCACTAGCTGGACTTGGTGGTGTTGCAGCATCAACTTACAATACTCACGTTGCATCTAACCTTCATTTAACATCTGACCAAAGAACTATACTTAATAATGTAAAAGATGTTCAAATTTTTGATACCGATGGTATAAGCCTGGCGTCATCAGTAACAGACTATGCAAATTCGGTAATTGTTGATGGATTAATATATTACCCAATTGTCGACTCAAACTACACACCAACTAGAATTACATATAAGTTGGGTATTGATGAAACCAAAGTTCTACAACCATCCTCAATTATTGATGGTGGTACATATTAATGGCTATTATCAGAGTCAAACGTGGTACTACAACTCCAACAACATCTAACCTATCATACTTAGGTGAGCTTGCATTTGACTATTCAAACGAAGCATTATACGCAAGAGGAACATCATCTGTAGTAAAAATAGGCGGTGCTTTAGAACAAGTATATTTTTATCAAGGATACTCCTATTATCACAGTTTGACATATCCATTTGATCCGGACTACATTTATAAAGTTCATGTAATTGCATCAACTCAAGGAACATCAGTCGATACTTCTGATACGTACATTTACTATCGAACATCTAGTAACTCAAGTTTATATGGGGCATATATCAATCATCACTTAAATACCGAAGATACTGTTCATGATAAAAGATCTAGCACTAATACGACCGCAAAATACATCGAGGATAGTTATGCAACCGGTCCAACAATTACGAGTGGAATTACGAAAGTCATTGATTTTGAGATTTCACCGACATTTAAAGCGAACTATGTTGATACACAAGTCTGGGTAGCATATGGAAAAAGTATGACGACACTTTCTGGACAAGGTAATGGATCGATTAAGATGGTCGATTTTGTACATACAGCATATGGAGATTTAGGTGCTTTGTATATCAATCCAGGTATGTCTGTGGGCTCACCTGATAGTATTTCAGTAACAATTTATAGAATGAAAAGAAAGTAGGAGTCATTATGGCAATTATTAAAGAACTAAATACGAAGTTTGGAGTTGGTGCATCATATCACCGAATTACAGCATTCAACATCAGTTACTCCAATAAGAAAATCACCATTTGCGTAGCCTCATACTTAACAAAAGAAGCAAGAGCGGGTAAGAGTGAGCCAATAGAAGAAGTTGATATATCAATTCCAATCGCTGATTTTAAGTTATTTTTGGGAGTGAATCCGATTGAAGCAGGATATGGTTGGCTCAAACAAAATGTCATTGGATTTGAAGAGGCGGTCGATGATTATGATGCTGTTGAACCATCTCTACCTGAACCAATCGAGGAGGCACCAAATGAATGATATTTATAATCTCATAAAAGAAACATTTCCAAACACTGAAATTCTACTTATTTATTATGGGGGTTCTAAAGCATATGGATTAGATGAAAACACTAGTGATATTGATGTTACTGTAGTTCTAGAAGGTTTCAAAGGAATCCTCCATTTATTTATTGGTAAATATGACCTGTTTGTTTTCTCAAAAGAGGATTTTATTAAGAGACAACAATTTGATGATTCAATCATCGCTTATCATAGACAAGCTGCAGATAATATTCTAGGTATTAAAACAAATGAATATTATTTAAATCCTGTGTTTTCTGATGAATTAGAAATTATGATTTCTAATGTTGACAATTCATTTATTTGCAACTTAATAGATGCTTTATTAATCTATTCAAAAAGCGTGTTTGAAGTTAATCAAAAATCGAAAGCATTTTATCATCTATATAGACTAAGAGGTATGATAGAACATTATATGCAAACAGGTGTATTCGATTTAATCGTTGATGAACCTTGGAAAAGTAAAATGATTGAGTATAAAGCAAACTATAAAACCAACCCAGAGGCAAATTATGAAGAAGAAATAGTATTCTTGTTTGAATACTTAGAAAATTACCGAAATGAGATGATTGAACGTGGACTGGGATAATCTTTTACATTTATTTAGAATGGAAAACTTAATATATTGGATTGTAACAATGGTAGTCGTTATCCTTACCACAATAAAACAATTCAACAGACAAGAAAAGAACAACAAAACAAAGAACGATCAAATCATGGTAAACCTACAAAAAATAGAAAAGCAGAACGTGAAGATGATAGGCTTATTGGAACTGCATTCAAAGGACATTAAAACATTGAAAAAGGATGTAAATGTACTAGAACACAGAGTTTCAAGACTAGAAGATTCACAAGTTAACATTTATAGACACATAGGAGGAAAAGATAATGACAACACTTGAGATAATTTTATTGGTAATATCACTATTGTTGCTTGCGCTTTATGTAACATCAAAGCTGGGTAAAGATCAGTCATTAAATGAAGTGATTAAGGAAGTCAAAGAAGATCTAAAAAACACTGCAGAGAATGTATATGATCTTGTCAACAAAGCAACGGATATTGTTTTTGATGAATCGGTACAAAAAACAATCAAAGAATTTATTATGATTGTAGAAGAAAAGAATCAAATTGCTAAACAAAAGGGTGAAGCTTTCCTTGCAGGTGACGAGAAGAAACTCGCAGTTATTTCACGCTTTAGTGAATGGGTGAGCAATGTTACAGGGTCAACTGAAAAGGCTGTAGAGTTTGTTGAATCAAATCAGTCTAGAATTGAATCGATCATTGATGATTACGTATCTTTTACGAATAAAATGCAAGGTAAAGAATCATTATCTGAAGCAGAGAAAATCATAGCAGAAAAGTTACGTCAGAAAGACGAGTAATACTTGCTATAGTGCCTTTATTTAGGTAATATGTGACATAACCAAATCAAGGAGGAAAAGAATGTTAAATCAAGTGATTTTAGTAGGACGAGTAAAGAAACTCGATAAGTTAGCAGGTATTGTTTCAATCGATATCAAGAGACCAAATGAAAAGGATTCAGATTTGATTCCTGTCAACCTAAGTGAAGGCATTATGGACAATGTCATGGAGCACTTATCAGAAAACTCTACGATTGGAGTGAAGGCATCACTTCATATTGATGACAACATCTTAAGGATTGTCGGAGAAAAAGTAACATTCATTAACGCAAAAGAATAAGCAGAGATTTAGAAACTGGCCGTACTGATAAAAAGGTACGGCTTTTTTATTTGCGCTTTTTTACGTATTTATTGGCAAATCGTGTCATACCTCGCCATTTAACTGATGAAGGAGGTAATTGATATGAAAATGAACAATAAAAATAATACAATTTGGATTTTTTCTACAAATAACCCGAACTTTTACACGAATTCTGCGGACTATGATTTAGGAGGTAGTTCGTATGAATAATGACACATTAATTAAAGAGTTAAGAGACAAAGGATATGGTTACAAAAAGATTGCTAATGAGCTGGAACTAAAAGTTGATACTGTTCGTTATGCTTGTTTGAGAATGGAAGAGGAAAGCCTTGTTGGTTATTGCAAACACTGTGGTCTTGAGATGAAGTCAGTAAAAGGGAAAAAGAAAAAGATATTCTGTTCGGATAGATGCAGGTGGCAATGGTGGAATGTGCAAAGAAAAGGATCAAGTCACAATGAATCGATCTAATTTAGAAATGTATTACCTATCCATCGCACCCATTAAATCAATGTTTGATGAGGGGATTTTAAG